TGTCTTGACCAAGCAGTTTGTCCCAAAGTTGGCGGGGTAGAAAGATCCTTAACATCATCTGGAGTAGCAGATGAAATAGCAATAATAGGAACCTCTTCGCTAATAGACATAAGTTTAAGTTCTCGTGAAAGATTTTTCATACGTACCGTCTCACTATCGGCTTTTTGATTTGGTGACATTAATTGTAAATAGTCAACAACAACAAAGTCTGGTTTGTATTGATCAATCTTTCCACGTATAACTGAAGGAGTTAAGTCGCCACCATTATCATTAGAAATAATATGAAACTCTGGTTTACCTTGTAATTTATCTGCATGCCACTTTTTAAGCATATCAATTTCTACTTCGCCATTGCTAAGTTTACGATGAGACCATAAGCCTTCACCCATAATTGCAAATACACGATTACGAACTTCTGTTTCAGACATTTCAAGACTTATGATAAGTGGGCTACGACCCTGCTTCCAGGCCTGTACAGCGAAGTACAGAGCCAACCAAGACTTTCCAATACCTGGATATGCAAGGAAGACTCCTAGTTGTCCTGGCATGATTCCAGAAGGTAAGTAGTTATCAAACCCTGGCAAACCTGTTTTAATTCCAATGTGACCTAGGCTTTGCATTTTCTTTACATTCTCAAAGTATGCAATTGCTGACTCAAGGTCTGTTACTTCAATATCTCTTATTGCAGCAGTATTCTTTTTTAGTTCTGATGTTTTTGTAATAATATGTTCAAGAGCCTTTGATCCATTCCCGCCCTGAACTTCAGATGCTGCATTGCGTAAAATGTCTTTAAGGCTATCATTTAAATATTCGGTCTGTAATTCTTCAAGGTGATGCTTTGTTGCACCGACATCCTCTACTGGAACAAAGTCTCTAAATTTTTCTACGACTAAAGATGCTGGTGGAACTGATTGATTATTTTCTGAGTATAGCCTGATAAAATTCCAGACGTCGTTGTGGGTTCTTAAAAGGTTGTCAACATTTGCTTGTAGTAGTACGTGAATTTGTTTGTCATTTAATACTGCGGTGATTAACTTTGCTTCTGTATTATTCATTAATCCACTTCCTTGCTAGTTTTCTTCGCTCTTCTCGGTCCTTAATGTCTTGCTCTATTTCTAGTTTTGCTTCCAATATTTTCTGTGCATTGTATGCAAAGTAATTCCAAGTAGGGGAAAGAGAAATATTAAAATAATAATCCAATAAGTCATAGCAAACTCCTATTCCATAAGATTCAACAAGAGCATCTGCAGCCCATTGTTCAACATTAAGATTCATGTTGCTTTTGGCTTCATATCTTTGTAGATGCAACTTATTGTATCTACTTAGCAAAGCCATACGGTCTTTGCGTTCAGTCATTAGTCGTTACTATCGGCCTCTGACTCGGCTTCTTTAACTTTTTCTGTTAACTTTTCTTCAACAAATTTATAAATTCTTTCAAAAGCCTGCTCTGTATTTTCATCATCACGCTTAGAATCAACTACTCCAAAATCAAACCTTAATGACTGAAAATTACCCAGATTAAGTGTGTATCCAAGTGCTACTGATATTTTTGTATTTTCGTTTTCCATTACCCCACCATTTCTATTATTAAATGTTTTCTGCCCAAACAGGAATAAATCTTCCATCCTCTGTCTTTGTATATGTAAGTATACCGTCACCCATCCTGCGTGTCAACTCTTGGCTCGTAGGAGTCATGTTGTTTGTTATAAGTTTATCTTTTCTTGGTTGTCCTATATGTATAGTAGCCAGTATAGCACGAATTTCCCTTACCGTGCTTTCTGAATAATATGATCTAATTTGCCAACCTCTTTCACCATTTAATCTTGCACCAATTGGTTTTGGTATCATTCCAGTTTTCATTAATTTTGGCATATATTTTCTGTGACGATTAATTAACTTAGCAGTCTCAGTAACAGTGTATGCACGTTCTCTGTTTTTTCTAAAATCAGAACGGAGGCAAGTCTCAAGTCTATCCTTAGTAATATTGTAAACAGAAACCATTCCAGTAGATCTTGAACTATGGTGTAGCCTTACAAGGTCCCCATTAAGGAACCATATTTTTTTATTTCCCTTTATTACAGTTTCGCTATTGTAGATTTCGCTCTGGATAATTCCTTTGCTAGTAACCATCTGCCTTCTTCGCTTTCTGCTGGGGGATGAAAAAATTTTCTAACTCCACAAACAAGACAATAGGTTTCCATATGTTGCATACTGCTATATTGTCTATCAACAAAAGTTCTACCTTTACATTTTTTACAATAAATCATTAATTTATCTTTAATTCGGAATACCAACAATGACTAGATGTACTGATAAAGATAGGTCACCAGAAGCACCAAACCTTACAACACCCTCTACTCTTGTTTCTGTAACGCTTTTTAAAACAATGTTTACGTTTTGTCCTGCTGGTGTTTGTCCAGTGTTTACTGGTGTTGCTGATACTATTGGTGGATATTTAAAGTCTTTAAAATCATAGGTGAATGTTCTTTCGTTACCCGCCGAAACGGTGGAGTTGTTTGCAACTTCAACCAAACCGCCCACTATTCTTGTGTTAGAGGTTTGCACCTCTGCCTTTCCTGCACTTGCTGTATCAATAATTGTTTTACTTGTTTGCTTAGAAGCAACATTTGTAGAAAGGTCGTTTACAGCCTCAATTAGTTGATACAAATATGTAACATCAAGAGGTTGCCCTCTTTCTGGTAGTGGTACTTTTGCCATTTATTCCTCCTATTTTATTATACCAAAGAAACTAAGCCAGAGTTGTATATTTGAAAATTGGCATTTAGTGTTTTTTCAGATGATTCAACTTGAATAATTACACGTACATTTGTGGTTCCAGTTTTAATAAATTGATATGAATGAATGGACGTTGTGCCGTGGTAGGTTGCGGTAGCCCCATCAACTCCAACAAAAACATCATACTTTGGTCTATTTAATTCATCTCCCCAGACTGCACTAATAACTGATGTTGAAACCTGTACGGCTCCAGCAACAGCAGTAATTGAATCATCTAGTACAAGATTTATTGGAGACCATTGAGAAGTTCTGTTTTTATCTTCAGAAACAACTCTGTATCTAAAAACGTATCCAACTTTATCATGATCCAATGCAGGCAAAGATGCTTTTTTAATTATAACTTTTTTAATTCCTGCATCAGCCATTATGAATTATTTCCACTAGAAAGATCTACTGAAAATCTAAACTCAACATAGTTATTAGTATTAGGACTCTTAACTACTGTTGTTGCACCCGAAGTTTGAATTATTGAATATCCTGTTAGTCCGTAGAGTGGATTTACTGTAGCAACATTTTCTAGTTTTAAAGCATCTAAGGCTACATAATAATTACCAGAAGGATTAACTCCATCAATAACGCATGCGTACACCTTAACTACAGAAACAGCATTCCAATCAAATCCAGATGTTCTGTATAGTTGTTGAAGTTGTTTTGTTACAACAAAATATCTTTCTGTAGCAAAATCATATTGTCCGCCACTACTGTCATCAGCAACTTCTGCTTCAAGTCTTGCAAATTGTGTTCCACTTGTATTTTCAAATGAAACTAAAACTCTTGCTCTTTCTGGTTGAGTGCCAGCCCCATAAGTTCCATCTCTGTTTACTATTGAGAATGCTAACCTTAATTGATCTGTTGGAGAATTTTTTGTAAAATCAACTGTTGTCCCACTTAATCTAATATAGTTTGATGACGCTCCTATTTCAAAAGTATCTTGTGTTGGACCGCTATCTGATTCAATATCAAGATCAGCCTCATTACCCTTTATCATAATTACATTATTTAAAAATCTTGGTCTTTCATATCTTGCAACTCTTGGTGATTTAAAAAATATTGGATTATCTGCGCTTGTTTGAAATACTGGATCTGCTATAGCAATAATGTTGTCAAAGTTTGGAGCATCTAGCGCACCAGATTCTGTATCAATTGCTACTGCAGATGCTGCCGTTACGTATTGCCAGTTTTCTGTTTGTGTAAACGCAAAAACTGTTTTACTATCATATGCTCCCGCAGATGGATTAGATCCTGCAGAATATATTCCAATTTCAGATATTTCATATCTTTCTTCTGTTGGTAGTTCTGCTGTTAAAACAATTTTATCTACACCGTCTTCGTTTACAAAACCCCTAGAAGATATTGGAACACGAAACATTTCAAAATCTAAATTTGTTTTTGTTGAATAATCGCCAATTTCATCGGCAGTATCTAGCGGGGTAGCACCACAACCAATAGCAATATATGAGGCATAGGCAGGGGCCTGACCAAGTAAATACTTTGCAATAATAGTTTTACCAGTATTAGTTATCATGAGGCATAGTCTCCAAGATCTGCTTCATATATTGTACCACTTACGCTAATCTGTGTTTCTATTTGTTCATCAGGATTTATGTTAATAAATTCAATAATTAAGTCTCCCGTTGCGTTAAGGTATACGTTTTCTCCATTAGTGCCGTTGCCAGTTTCTGGAATTTTGTCTTCTAGTTTAATTGAAAATCCAGCAAAAAACTTGTCTGCGGTTTGTTGTAGGCTAAGGATATTGCTTGGATTATACCTTTGCTGAATGGCTGAAAGGTTTTTAATTGGTTGATATGATATTTTTTGTCCATTAACAATGTCAGATCTTGTTATACTGATTAACTCTTGTCCACCAATATTTTCAAATATTTGATCAAACATTCCATCTATAGGAACTGACTCTTCATCAAATAATATAATATCTAAAGTTGCAGTTTTAACTGGTGGTGGTGGAGGCGCAGTTATTACTTGTAAGGTCGGAGTTGGCGGTGTTGCATATACAATACTTGTTATAAAACTTGTTGGCACTACGTTTGAAACTAAAACTTTTTCAGCACTTGCTGTTGGCTTATACCCAGTTTCTGTGCGGTCAGTTCCTAGTGGTATAGGACCAATGAATAACTGATTTGGTATTGCTGGTTGAAAAGCATCTGCAATTGCTTGAGAAGAACTGACTGACTTTTTAGGAACAGGGGGCACATATGGCTTATATGTAGATGTAACTCTGTCTTCTCTTGTATTTGTATTTTGAACTACTTTAGATTTGCCACCGCCTGAATTTTCACTTGCCATCTTACACCTCCGCCAAATAAAGAGTCATGTCTGGACCATCTATTTTTCTTGTATACTCAATATTATAAACTATAAATCTAGAATTAGGCGAAGTAACTAAATCTAAATTATTAGAATCTTTATAGTTAATCGTTACTATATCTCCAAGTTGAATTGTTGGAGTTGCAAATATTTTTAAACCAACTGATTTTTTAGGAACCATAAGTTTATCTATCATCCAACCCATTAAGTTTTCTGCATCATCTTGTGTCTGTATATATGGGGTATCTAAGGTAAATTCGTTGTTTCCATAAATCATTCTGCTTCTTTTAATTTCATCAAACCTTTGTTTTTCAACTTGAGGAGAAACAATCTGAGAAGATCCAGTCAATAATGGGTTAGAAAAATTGCTACGTTTTTTAAAGTATTCATCAACTGTTAACTCATGGGTAGTGTCTTGTGTAAATGTAACGCCTTGAATTCTTAAATAGTTCCCGCTTGTTTCGTCAAGATTTAAGGCTGTGTCTGTAGCATTAAATATTAAAAACTCAGCACCGTATGAGTCTGCATAAAAGCCAGATGAAACATAGCCTTTAATATTATTAAATGTTGGTGATAATTTAGCGTAAAGTGCGGGGTAGGCACGATCATACTTAACATCAAAATAAGCACACTCTCTCATTATTGACCCAAACTCATCAAAATATAAATTGTATTTAGGTGGTTGTTGAGCACTAATTCCAGATAGGTAAGTTGCTTGAACCATACCGCTCATTGCATATTTCCTTAAAGATTCACTAGCACTTATTTCATTATCCCCAAAAGCGGACGAGAGTGTTTCTCCAACTGTAAAAACGCTATTTTGAGAATAGTTCTGTGACAAAGCATAAATGTTTTCAAACATAATTCTAGATGAGCCACGAACAAATGGGGCCATGTTGTTATATATTGGTAGTGGATCTGTGTCATCCACAACTTTAATTAATTGATTGTTAATGTATAAATAAAATCTTCTTATTTTTCCTATGTCTTGATACTCTACGGCTAAATCATATACCGTCGGATTTTCTTCACCAGCCATTCTATACTGACCAGTAAACCTGCCATCGTCAACTATAATTTTTGCTAGGCCGCCATAAAGTTTTACAGGAATTGCATTACTATTAGAAGCATCTTTTTTAATTTTGTAAAAAACAACATTATTAATAGAAATGTTTGATTGATTATTTTTATCTAATTTTAAGTATGACTCTATATTATCTTCTGTTAATGCAGCAATTTCAAAATAATATCCATTATTAGTGGTCGGATTAAGTAATACTGCAAGACCACCTGAGCCACCACCAATACTTACGTTCTGATCTGGTTGAACTCCAGCAACCTGATAATATGTTGTGCTTCCATTTGGTGTTTGACTACGACGTTCATTATTTTCAATCTTGCCAATAATACGCATTCTTGTTCCAAAATGTTTATAAGAATTATCTAATTCTTTATAGACATAAGAGACTAAGTCAATCGGGGTTTCGGTTGTTTCAAAAGTTGGACCATTCATTACTAATGCTGATGATTGAATTGTTCCAGTTTTAGGAGATATGGTTGAGTTAACTGGAGTCTCCGTTGTATAACTTGAAGACATAAAGTTTTTAATTGTTCCGCCTCTTGATGTTTGTTGGGCTTTAGAGTTACTAACTCCTGCTGCCCCAATTGTAGTTGCTGGCAAAGAAATATCTTCAAGCAAGGTGGTTGTAAATAAATATTGAGTTTCCATGTCACAGCCTCTAACATAAGTATTATCTGACCAATAGGTATCTATTCCAGCCGTATGACTTGTTATTGTTGTTCCAAATTGAGCACGACCATGCTCATAAACTGCACCATTTTGTAAACGAGTAACACCCTCAACTTCTTCATAAAAGGGAACTGTGTAAATTCTTACTAGGCCAGTTGGATATATTTTTCCGTTAAATGGCAAGGATCTAAAAAAGTTTTGATATTCTTGATTATTAGTAATCCACACATTGCTGCTACCCTGTCTATAAGAAACTCTCCATGCTTGAATTTCTTCACCTTTTTGTGCTTCTGTAATTTCTCCATTTGCAACTCTTTTATCTAAATTATCAATAACGCTTGATGGCGCCAATCTTCCAGGCAAAACAATTTCGGGTTTAGATTCATTTAAATTTATACCGTCTGGCAATATTGGATACCAAATTGCAAGGGTAACATTAAATTGTGCAGCATCATATCTAATAACTTCTCCATTAGAATAAAAATATCCTTGATATCTTGTAAGCCAATAAACGTTTTCTCCAAGATCAAAAACATTATTTACTATTTTACGACTAACTACACTTGGTGGTGATATCGTAAGGTCAGAATTTAATGGCATTGCTCCTAAAATATATTTACCTTGTTTAGACGCAACCTCGTTAATTGTTTTAGTTGAATCTGTTCCAGACACTTCCCATAAAAGTGCTGGCTTATAAATCCAGGTTTTATCTATATCAATCATGCTTGCTTGACGAACAGATCCATATGATCTTTGAATATATCTAGTTGTATAATTAATTTTTCCGTTATTATAAACTTTTTTGTCTTCAGATGCAATTGAAATGATATTTGGAAGCGTTCCAGATGATAAGTTTTCAACAATACCACTAACAGATTGGTTATTAGATCCAGATAAAACCAGACTAGACGTTCTATCATCTATGTCTGGAAGCATGTAGTTTTTGCTCATTACAATAAAATTATTATATTCATCAAAAAACATTGCTGTTTGTGTAGACACTGCAAGTTGATTTAATACTTCCGCTACCGTTTGATCTGGAGCAATAAAGAAATACGGAATAATCGGATCTGGCTCATTTGTTGTTCTATAAAATGCGTAATTGCTAAATCCAATATAGTCAAGTATTAAACTAATTGCATAACTAAGTGATACTTCTGTTACCAACATTCTTGGCGCAGGCATAGATTCTAAAAAGAAATAAAAGTCTCTTAAAGATATCTCTAGTGTGCCAGCGGTAACATTTGCTTGTGGAAATCCGTCAGAGTAAAGTGTTTTAATTGGAACCCAATAGTCAAATCCACTCACATTTAATATTTTTTCATAAAAATTAAATTTAATATTTTTACGAATATAATCACTAACTATGCTAGCAGTGTTGTTGTCATTAAATGCTTGATCGTCATCAAACAAAGATATACTTCCAGTTGAAGCAAGTAACTGTCCTACTGGTAAGGCAGATGTTCCAAGATCAGAAAGAATTTTCTTAATACTATATTCTATTGTTTTATTAGATACGTCAACAACTAATCTTGGCGACATTTCAATTAAATCAAAAGTAGAGTCAAACTTATTCATTCTTTCTACTACAACTCTTAGCCCACGAATATTTTGAAACTCTCTATAAACGGTTTGTCCATTTGTTGTTTCTTGAAATGATAGTGGGTCTGTTAAATCTGTAACAAATGTTGTCTTATTGTCAATTTGCTCACTTCCCAATGTCCATCCATAAGCAGGAGTAAAGGTATCATATGTTTCAGTAGTGCTGTTCCAAATATGATAAGTTCCAACATCTCCTACGTCTGAGATAACTAAATATGCATATCCGTTTATTGACTCGTCTGGTAGTAGTGTAGATGAAGAAAGAGTTTCTGCAAATACGAAACTGTCTTTAAAATTATCTGGAATATTTTTTAATCTATATTGTAATTCAACATATCCATCGTGAGTAATAATTGGAGATCCATCATCACGAGTGTCATTTTCAGTAAATACATAAGAGTCTACCCAATTGTTTTCTTCAAGATGCTGAACTTTCCATCTTGTTGGAGTTGTTTTATTTGCGTTACCAAAAAACGGATCTTCAAAGGTTCTAGAAATATCAGTAAAATCACCTAGATCTATATCTCCAACATTGGTTTGCATTTTTATAATAATTCGGTTTGCTGGTACATTTTCTTTATAAACTACAAATGGAGCAGCATCATCTATGTAGTAATTACCATTAACTATGGTTTTAGCAATACCCCTTTCAATACCGTCTTCAGTTCTAAAAGATGTAAAGTATTTAAATTGATCATAACGTGATGCCATATAATATCTTGGCCTTCTAGCAAGATCGCTGCCAGAGTTTGACAAAAATTTACCCTTAAAAGCAACTGCCTTATTGATACCAGATCTTGGTCTAAATGGTTTTATACAATCTTCTAATGAGTATAAAAGTTTATTTTTTTCTTTTATGGATGTAAAGGTTTGTGGTGTTCCATTATTTTCAAACCCTCCATCAATAACAACATCTGCATCTGTCGCTCCAGTATAGAATAATCCAGCATCTGCGTTATCAAATGTGTTAGGTATTGTTAAGAATTGAGAACTTTGTTCCTGAGATCTGTATCTATAATTACCAAGTTTAAATATATTATCTGGCATATTCATATTCCACTCAGCCAGAACTAGTGATTCTGTTTGTATTGTTGCAGATGTTTCAAAGTGGTTCTTTAGGTCGGTACTTTCAAACATTTAAACTTCTTCCAGGGTCACCGATATGTTCCAAAGATCATGATTTGTTGCTCCACGCTTTACGACGGAATAATTAAAATCTGCAAAATAAACTTCAATGATTTGGTTGTATCTGTTCAAACCAGTGTATTCATAGGTTTCGCCTTCTAGGTTTGTATATTTGTCATAAGCAAGGTACATAAAAAATGGACCTTGGTGTGTCTCATACCAATCAAGAAGTTCTACTCCACCTGCACCACCATCTGCTGTGTACTCTGTTGTAGATCCTTCACTTGGTGATACTCCTGTTGTTGAATTAAAGTTTGGTAATCCTGAATACCCTCGTGAAGGCAGCATGTTCCAAGATACAGACATTGTTAATTTATCTGCAATGTGGTATGAACGCATGCGACCATTAATAGTTCTTTGACGTTGCTCAATTCGCTGGGTATTAAATTGCATATCCCCTCTATTATGATCAGATAGGATAATAAACTGATCTAGTAGATCTGGATCTGTTTCTGTTGTGGAGGCTCCTACCTCTACTCCAATAGGCACGTATAGGCCATTAGAGAGGGTTCCAGCGTTGTTTGCCCATAAGATGCCCTGGGGTCTGGTATATCTGCGTCTACCCGTTAAATAAGCACTAGTAGCCATTATTGCCTCTGTCCCCTAATTCTTTGTGAATCAACATTTTTGATTTCCCTCATTACCGCATTGGCAATATCTTTAGCACTTCCATTGGCACCATTAATACTGAATCCTAAATTATAATTATACACTGCTGTAGAGTTATCATTTGTAGATGTTGAAATGTTATTTACTGGAACTTGAGTCTGTCCACTACCACTAAGCATTCCAGGGTATTTAGATTCGTTTAATCTTTCAAGTAATGGACCATACGCCCTTGATGCTGATTTATTCATTACAAACTCTCCAGGAGTTAACATTGCTGGAACGGTGTCAGATCCTGTTGCCCTACCACCAAAAGCCATGGCTTTAACTATTCCCATTCCGCCTTTGCCTTTAGATGATATTGGTCCACCAAACATTTTTCTTTGTGCTCCAGTAAATGGATCAATGTTTGGGTTTGCTCTAAAATAAGCATCGGCTTGAGCCTGTAGTCTGGCAGATGATGCTGCTAACCCTGCTGCTGGTCCTGCATCTATTCCCATTGATACTAATTCTTTTGTTAAATCTTTTTGAATCTTATCATATTTGGCAGGGTCTGTAATTAATGGTGCAGATGCTGCTCCAACTCCTGTTTTATTTTGCATAGTAAGTGTAGCCCTAAGCGCTCTTTCAAGTTCATTTGCTAAACTTGTAGCACTTGTAGCAGAGGCTGCGAGTTGTGCAGCATAAGCATCTAATGGACCTTTGCTTAATTCAAGAAGTGTTTTTGTTGTATCAATTTCTAACTTAGTTTTACCAGCATAAGTTGCAGACTCTTTTTCTTTTTCAACTGTAGAGTTTAGTACTTTAAGTTTACGGTTAGTTGCATCAATGTTGCTTTCAATTTGATTTTTTTGTTCTTGAAGAGTTAATAATTGTTCTCTTTCAATTTTTGCTACTTCTGACTGAAGTGCTTTATTTCTTTTTTCAATTTCAATTCTGCCAAGTGTTCCAATATTTTCATCACGAACACGAGTTAAAATATCTCTTTGTCCAGTTAAAGCAGATTGTGCACGTTCCGCTCTTGCTTCTTGTACAGCCTGTGCAGCAGCAGATATGTCTCCACGAGTAAGAGCATCAGCAATTGACATTCTTTGTTTTTGAATGTTTGCAATATTTTGATTGGCCTTTTCAATTTTATCAAGCGCTTCTATTTGTTTGTTATATTTTTCATTAATTGCGTCTTCTTGTAATGCTATTTGTTGAAGGACGTAGTTATTTCCTTCAATTACCTTTTGTATTGGTTCAATTTGATTTTGTGTAATTTTTTGAATTTGATCATTTACACCCTGCAAAAGTCCTTCTTGTTTTTCTATTTCATCATTAAATGCTTTAATTTGAGGAGCAGTGCGTAAATCAATAAGGGTCTCATTGAGGGCTATAAATTTTTGTAAATTGTCTAAACGTGCAATTCCTGCATCTCGTGGATCGGCGACAGTCTCTTCATTTATTTTACTTTGCAGTTTAAATTCTTCAACTAATTTAAGATATTTTTTAAGTGCATCTGCTCTTTGTTTTGTTGTTTTAAGATTTTTAGTTGCAAGAATTTCTGCCACAATTTCAGCATCATTGGTTAATTCTAATGCAGTTTTAAAATCAACTTGTTTACTGACCAAAAGCGTAAATGCTGCAGTCTGATCTTTAAGTGCTTGAATTTTTGCTGCTAATCCTTTTAGTTCTACCTTGCCAGTTTGAGTTGCAGCGGCAGTGACTTTATTTTGATTATTTATATCTTTTTCTGTTTGTTCAAGCATTTTTCTTATTTTGGCTCTTGCTGATTCTTGCTCATAGACGCTACCGTTTATTGTAGTTAACAATAACTCTTCTGCAATTGCAACTCCAAGAATAGCAGCCCGAACTAGTAGCAACCTTGTTTCATAATCTTTTACTCCAGCGGTAGCCTTGGCATATTCTGGATTTATAGCAATTAAAGTTTTTTGTAATAATAAATTTGCATATGCAACATCTTCTGTTGGCTTAAGAATTTTTAAAATTGTGTCTGTATATTCAGAACCCTTCATTGATCCTGCTTTAAATTGTCCAGTAACTCCAGCAAGAACATTGCTTAACTCTTGAGAACCTAACTTTAATTGTTTTTGTTGATCATTTGTTAGTTTAAGTTCTTCTGGACCAAAGCCAGAGAATATTCCAAGATAAGTCTTTCTTCCTTTTTCTACTCCTTTTTTAAATTCTGCGTTAAAGTTTTTTGTAATATCTTGGGCTAAGGCTATTGCCCCTGCTCTTCCTTCTTCTTTTGATAAATCTAACTGTGCAAATTCTAAAATAAGTTTAGACTTTTTAGCCTCTTCTAATAATGCTTTTATAATTATATCTACCTGTGCTTTTGCAAAACCCTGTCCACGTAAATCTAAGGCCAATGTTTGTAGCGCTAATAAGGCTTCTTGATTTGTTGCTTGAGATAAAGCCTTAATATCTTTTTCAAAGTTTTTTTGAAAATCTTCTGTTTTCTTTAATCCTTGAATTTGTGATCGCTCATTTGGTTTTGCCTGTATGCTAGAAAGAACAGCCCCAGTTCCAGACCTTGATGTAGGAGTAACTCCAAAAAATCCTCCAAGTGTTTCAAGTTTTTCTTTTGTAGTTGTTATTGCATTAGCCAAACCTTCAATAGCCATTCGCTCTTTTTCTCTTGCATTATTTATTATTTTAGTCGCAACAAAAAAAGCACTTAGGGCAACGGTCGCTAAACCAAAGCGAAGTTTAAATCTTGAAATAAGTGAAATTATTTTACTTCCAGTTAACAATTGAAGTATTGATGATAAAGCAAAAAGTGGTCCAGTTATGTTAAATAGTATTTGAGAAAACTTACCTAAGTTTCCACCAGCCATAGAGGCTACACCTGATAAGGCAGACAGTGCAAAGGTGCCACTCATAAATGCTTTGTTTAATGAGTTCATTCTCTGATTGGTAATTGCCATTTTTTGTTGTTGTTTTCTTACTGCATCTCTCATTTCATTTTCTTGATATGCTGCAGTTAAAGTAGAAATTGAAATACCTGGTCTAGGTGCATTGCTTGCTACAGATCCTGGTTGACCTGGTGCTCTAAATGGAACTTGTCTAGATCCCCCGCTAATTCCACTTGTGGCAGCCCGACCTAATTGAGAGCCTGCTAGGGCAACATCGTCTTGTCTATCTGCCATTCCAACTTCAAGACCACGAGCAATGTCTTCTCCAATTTTTCTTGTTCTTCTAGATGGAGATGCTGTCTGTGCTTCTCTTTCTGTAGCAGTAATTGCAGATCTTACACTTTTTATTCCCATTGCTCCTAAAACAGCATCATCTTCTTTATTATATTGTCTCTGTTGTCTTGCTCTTACTCCAGCAACCATGTTTGCCCCGCCACCAGTGCCTGCAACTTGTGCTCTTATTCTGTTAATTGCCGCATTTGTAGTTGCATCAAGTCCCGATGTTCCAACATTTTGTCCAACTTTTGCTGCTTCTATAATAAATTCTTGTTTAAATGCTTTAAGATCATTTCTCATTCGTGACAAAGTTGTTTTAGCATTTGCAGACATTTTGTTATAAATCTCTGCTGCTTGATTGCTAGTAATACCTAATTCTTTAGCAACATTGTGTGTAACAACAAACCTACTAGATTGTGGATATGGAATGTTTTCAGCACCAACCATTTGACTTTGCATTTTTCTATATTGACTTGGTGTTTTTTGTGTGCTCTTTTTTTGCTTAATATAAGATTCTTCTGTTATTGGAATTCTTAATCCTCTAACCCCTGCCCTGTCTGGACTAAAGGTAGTTGAGATTTGTTTCATATTGTTGTGTGCTTTTTCAACACGGGCATCTGTTTTTGCTACTTCTTCGTATGCCTTTCTTAAAAGATTATTAAGTTCTTCAGAAGTTATTTCTGTTTTGTCTCCCAAAGCATCAAAACCTTTAATAATTCCATCTGTTATTTTTTTATTAATTACCTTAAATTCATCAATAGCCATTCCTGAAGAAACAAGTTGTCTTTGTAATTCTACATCTCGTGTTTCAGCAAATCCTGCACCAACTAAATTTTGTTTAACTTTTTGTGTGTTTGCTTTTCCTTTGGTTTGCATCAATCTATTAATTTCTGTAAATTGTGCTACAACTTGATTGTCAAAAGTTGTAAATACTTTACTTAGCCCATTGTCAAAAGATGCAACCATTTTTCTAATATTTCTAGCAGCAGTTGTTTCTAAACCTTCAACCATTGCAAGTAGTTCTGCACCAGTCCTACTACTTTTCATACCAAAATGAGATATATCCATTCCACCTGGAACATCAACGGCTGTTCCTAAACTTTTTCCTTTTTGATATCCAGGAATGTTATCTGCAATCATTGCGTTAATTAATGGTGCATACTTTTTTGTCATTGCTGCTGGAATAACGGATTCTCCTGGGGTAAGCATTGCAGGAACAGTATCTTTATTTCCGCTACCTGGAACACTTAAAATACCGTCTGCAAATTTCCTAGCACCTCGTCCTGGCATCATCATTCCAGGATTGTTCATTGCAAAGTTTCTTGCTGCCCCCGCTGCAGAGTTATAGGCTGAAATTAATCTAGCAATTTCTACTCTTTCTGCAGTAAATGTTTGTGTTAAGTTTGCATGTGTTTGATTAAGAGAGTGTGCTGCTGCTGCTGCATCTAACTGCTCCATGGTCATGTACTGGGTTTGTTCTCCTAGTATTTGTGATTGACCAGTTAATGTTTGATACCCCATACGCAATCTTAAGAATAGTTTAATAATATTTGCAACAGCGTTTGCAATTAAACCAAATGTCATAAGTAGTACAGGTCCTACCCCACCAATTCCTACTACTAACAATGTAATTAATTTTTTAGTACCATCTGAAAGGTTACCGAACTTTTCAAGTATTCCTCCAACAAACTCAATAACTGGTGTAAGGGCTTGTAAGAAGGCCTCACCAACTGGAACAAGTGCAACCTTCAGGTCTTCAACACTCTTTTTAAATTTATTCATGGAAGACTCTGCAGTCATTCCTAATTCTTTTTCAGATAAAGATGCTAGTTCTTCTACAGATGAATTTGCTAAATCAAGAACACGAGCAGCCTGATTTCCGTCTTTTGCTACGTTAGCAAATAATGTTGATAGACGAGCAAACTGAAACTTACCAAACATTTGTTCAATTGCTCTTGCTCTTGCAAGTGGATCCAATCTATTTAATGCTTCTGCAAAACCAATAACAGTTGCTTTAAGATCACCTTTATTATTTTCAACAATTGCATTTGCGTTAATACCAAACCCTGCAAGCATATCTGATGCTTTTTTAGTTGGATTAATTAATGCTGCAAGACCAGATTTAAGTGCGTTAGCACCTTCTGATGCATTAATTCCACCCTCTTTCATAGCAGCCATAAAGAATGTTAAATCTTTTACGTCTCCACCTAATTGTTGAATAACTGGCGCTACCTTTGGAATTGCAGTAGTAATATCGTCAAGAGATACAACTGTTTGGTTTTCTACTGCGTTAAGAAAATCAATTGATTCTGCAAGTTTTTCGGATGACATACCAAAAGCATTTTGCAATGATATAGTTGTTTCAAGAGCCTTTTGACTTTCAACCTGACCAAGGATAGAAAGACGTGTTGCCTGTGCTGTTTGACGTTGTAAATCTAATCCTTGAAAACCTGCTGCTGCAGCCTCTGATGCTAAGCCAACAGTAGTAGAAACTGCAACTCCATACTTAGTAAATTGTTTTCCAAGTTCTATAATATTATCTAATGCTGCTTGCGTTTCAGCCTGCGGTGTAAACAAATCTCCATAAACTTTTCTAAATCTAAGTGCTTGGGCTTCCATCTCCATAAATGTTTTTGTTGCTGTTGATCCTAGAAGCATTAATGGCAGGGTAAAGCCAACCATCAACTGACGACCAGCCCATTGTGTATTCTTACCAAAGTTTAGGAGATTGGTAGATCCTTGTTTCATTAACTGATTAAATAGTGCTTGTTTCTGTGCTGCTATCTGAACCTTAGTTGTATAGTCGCTCATATTCAACTGGGTAGGCATAATGCTCATTGCCTTCATTGCACCGTTGGTGTCACGACCCATTTTAATGTATTGGGTTTGTAGTCTCTTTACCCGCTCTTCGGCTACCTTGCCAATTGTGTCAAACTCTGATTTAAATAATCTTCCAAATGTTTTTGTAGATGCTCCCGCATAGCGGAAGTATTCACGCATTGAAAACTTATTTTTTTCTAATGAGTTAGTAAATGATTCTGCAGATGTTCTGACTGTACGCATTTCGGCAGTAAAAGAACCGATAGCGTTTATGCTATTTAAAAGATTTTTTTGTAAACCCTTTTGAGCAAGGGCTGCTGCTTCACTTGATCTGGCTATTGAGGTGTGAAACTGAGATATCTGACGTTGTAATGCTTTTAATTGTCCTAATGCATTAGACGAATCAATATTAATACCAATATTAGCATTAACATCAGCCATTTAGTTTCACACCTTCTTTAATTATTCAGCCATAGTTACGCCAAGAACGTCTGAAACTTCAGAAAGTTTAATACCTGATGCTGCTTCTACGATCTTGTAAACAGTTGGGAGATCAATATTCTCCTCTAGTTTTTTTACGTCTTCAGAGAGTTCTGGCTTGTATTGTTTCATTGCAATCTGTACGCACTCCATAAGAATGTCCATAGATTTGCCGTTATCTTCCGCCACCGCTCCCACACCCTCAAACTTCTTCATAAACGGACGAAGTAGAGAGATTTTTAGAGGACGTACTGTAACCTTTGTGCCATCAATTAGTGTAAGGATTTGTTCCTCATACGTAGTTGTTGCCATTGTTTTCCTCCTATAGGTTATGTCAATTATAGCATGGTGAAACTTATTTTTTATTATTTTATTTTGTTAAATCTTCGTAATCTAATCCATAGCCAATGCCAAACCCTGCACTTCTGGCATTTTGTCCTTGAAGAGCCAGAATGTCATTACCGTCTTTTGCTTTGCCTTGACTAAATACTCTAGCCTTCATATCTTCCCATTCTTTTTGTCCCCTTGATTCTCCAGACTGAGCATCTAAATCTACTCCCTGAATAGCAGCCAAGAATTTTTTTTCTTGATAGTCAAGGTCTCTACGACTTGAAAGAGTTGCAATTAATTCGGGCATAGATAAAGACTCTTCTAATTCTCTATAGTCTTTCCATATACCTAATAAAAATACTTCAGCCTCAATCTTGGCAAGGTCTAACTCTGACCAACTTGAGCCACTCTCTGTTGCTTGGTCCTTTACTGTTTCTTCAGATTTTTGATTAATCCTTATACCCGCAGAAATATCTAATACTGTATAGATAGTTGGCATATCAAGACTATCTTCTACATCAGATTTTGTTAAGTTTATACCTGGGTAATATTGTTTCATTGTAATTCTTACACACTCAACTAAAAAATCTATGGCTTCATCATCATCTTTGGCAGTTTTAACGTATTCAAATGCTTCCATAAACTCACGCAAATACTTTATTTTTAATGGAACAATATCTAGTTCTGTCCCATCAACGAGTTTGATTATTTTATTTTTATAAACGGTTGTTGCCATAATCTTTCTATTCTATCACAGGCAAAACAAAAAACCCACCTAATTAAAGGTGGGTCTTGAGTTAATCTAAATTTAGATTATGATTGTCCAAAGGTACGATCAATGATCTTACCGTATGAACCTGAAGTATCTTCAGGAAGAAGACGGAATGAAACCTCAAACATTGATGGTTCATCACGCTTTGCTGATACAGTTACGTTCTCAATTGAAAGAGCACGATATGCTGCATAGATGCGTTCTTTATCCTCAAATGTTGTTGGGTCACCAGATCCTGGACCAACAGCAACGATTCCTCGTTCTACTGGAACATCTCCAATGTCTCCTGCACTCAGGTTAAGTGTTTGACCTGTAGATGCATTCTTATTTCCTGTAAGTTTACTGTCAGAGTATGCTAATGCAATAAGCAAGTTTTCTAGGGTTGCTTCAGCAAAAGCGGTAGCAAGATTTACCTGCATACCTTGCTTGTATAGTCTTGCAACGTCAAGAATTTGATCTACCTGAACTTCACCGAAGTCTGGTTGGAACTGTAATTCAAGACCGTTCATTGTGTAGCCAACGTTTGTATAAGAAGCGGCATTTGAAAGTGTGGTCTTGTAAGACTCACTTGAATCAATTACTGCTAATGATGTTAAAGTTGACGGGGTCAATGTATTATCGTTAATGAAGAATGCTGCTGCACCCACAATAACGTTATTTGACGTACCACGGCTATATGGCATATTATTTCACCTCTTTCATAAAGTATTTATTAAGTTGTTTGGCGTGTTTCCTCTAAAAGTAATTATACCGCTTTTTATGTATATCTAGAGTCTGAGTCAACCGCAATATGATAGTCATATTCAATAATTAACTTGTTTACAAAAAGGGTTCTTGCTGAGGCTAGTTCTGCTACGTCTCTGCTTTCGTCTGCTTGATATACCCTAGTACTATGGAACAAAACATTAAATGGGGTATAGTCTTGTTTTGAAACAGACCCTGATGCGGCTATTGAGCCAACATTTGCTGCATTTTTAGAAAATTTAAATGTTGTTGCTGATGGAACACTTTTAATAAAATAGGTACCGTTAAATGTAGCATCTAGTCCTGTGATTGTCACAGCATCTCCTGCTACAAAGCCGTGGGCTGTAGATGTTGTTATTGTAGCAAATTTACTTGTGAGTGCCTTATTTGATATGGTTTTAGTAGAGATTGTGACTGGTGGACTGCTTAATGCTGGATTAAGAAAGTTATAAGAATTTACGTCCTCTGCTGAAGAATCTTCACGATCAAGGGCATTAGATATAATACGAACAGTGTTTATCAACTTACCAACGTCTGTAGAATAAATAAAATATATTAATTGTTCTCTTTTTTGTAAATAAAACGGAGTAGGCCTAAATCTCATTAATCTATCGTAAACAATCAGTATGGGATCGGGCGTTTGCCTAATCTCAATTCTGTCATTGTACAAGTCTTCAATATTGGTTGGAATAATTGCTGGAATCATTGGACTTAGTTGTTCTGACGCTGCTATAATTTCATAATGTTCTAACTCAGACAAAATATATTTGTTTAAAAAGGTTGGTGGAAATCCAGTGTCAGTTAGTATTGTCATAGTCTTATTCTACCCCAATTGTTGCATTGGTTATCCATTTAAACCCTGTGTCAATTCCTTTACTTCTACCCGCTATTGAACCAGCCTTAAGGTTTTTCTTATACAGTGTTGGTTTTTTAATATAGTCATAAACTCCAGATGCTCTTAAAAAAGATTGTTTAAAATATCTAGTCATAAACTCATCAAAGGCAGATTCAAAACCACCAAGAACAAGATCTCCTCCTGGATTTTCAACTTTAACTGGTCTGCTTGTAAATACTTCTCCATTTGGTCCATTAAACTTTAATACTTTAGATTTTGTTGGCGTAATTGTTATTGGAATTCCTTCTTCCATAATTTTTGCTTTATTATAAAATGGGGTAGTCATATTTTCAGAAACACTTCTTGATTGTTTAAATGTAGAGTTAACAGAAAGTCCTAAATTGCTAACTGTATAGCCTAAGTTAAATAATCTTGCACTTGGACTGCTAACTTGATTCCACTCGTAAACATGATGTAATGTTTTTGGATTGGCTCTAGCCTGTACATCAACATATTGTGCTAGCGCCTGAATGGTTCCTGCACCCAATCTATCAAAGAATATTTTTTTACCACGATCAACACCTTCTAAAAATCCAAGAGAGTAATTAACTATATTGTTCATTTGTTTAGTAAAGGATGCTGTGTTTGTTCTTGCTATCATTAGTCACCCACAGTCTGATTCTCAGCCCTACGCCATAGCATTTTGTAATATTCTGTGTATCCAAATGGGCCAGTAAAAGGTTCAACTGTTGCTACTTCGTAAATTGTTCCTTTGCCTGATCTTGCTCCCGCTGTTTCTTTGTAAATAAGGTTGTCGGATGCATCTCTAATGTTTGTTATAAGTATATTTGTTGTTGCATTATTTGCATTATTTGAAGAAAGCCTGGGATCATCTTTTGTTCTTGCAATAAGTTTATTTTGATATTTTAAAAAACTATCTGGTTTAACATCTTCTGTTCCTGCCCCACCGACAGATGTGGCATTACAGGTAATTGTTCTATCATATACCCAATTTTTTGTAGGTTGGCCATAACCACCTTGTCCAAGAATAGGAAAGTAGATATCAGCCTTCATTGGGAACATAAAGTCTGTGACTTCGCATGCATCCATTACAACACTCCAGGACGGCTAATATTATTTACATATTTAGACAAAATCTTGTCTACAATAATATTTCCAGTACCCTCAATCATTCTCTTATCGTATTCAATTTTAAATTGATCAGTGCTATAGTTTTTAATATATCTTTTGTAATAGTCTAACTTGCCGCATCTAATATCTTCAACTAATAATTTTGTAGCATCTTGAATATCAATAGGTACTACCTTGTATCCAGTTTCTAATAATAATATAAGATCTATGCCTGCTGGAAATGCTACTCCAGGAGTTACGGTCATAGTGTTTCCACTGTCTTCTGTATCAAAAAGTGAAAAAGAGTCTGACGTTCCAAGTGGCATTCTTGCTGGTCGTTGTTCTGCTCTATTTATTGCACCTTCTGCCGATGTTGGGTCTTTTGTAAGTGCGGTCTTATCTTTAGTAATTACGTATGTGTAGTCTCCTACAGTTGGTCCATCTTCGTTGTATATATCATAAACTAGTTCTGTGTTTTCATATACTCTTAATATTTTTTGCACTCTTTTCCAAAGTGGAATATAGTCTACCTCTTGCCCAACAATCTCAATAAATTCACGCTCATAATAAAAACCACCAGTTATTGAATCAATAATTGCTCTTGCTAATTTTTCATACTCTGTATATTTAGCAATTTCTGTTGCAGATGTTTGATTATTTATTGATGCTAAAATTGTAGGACTTACGTATGGACGCTTTACTTGTAGGTTATCTTCAACAACTATATCTCCACGATCTCCTACAACCATTCCACTTTCTTCTAAATCTTCATGAATTGTCAGAGCATATGATTTATCATATTTAATAAAATCATCATCTAATATATAAGTAACTTGCTTGCTGGCATTTGATGTTCTATAAGAAGCAGTTTCTGATTGCTCTGCAACATCTTCAACAACTATAACGTATTTAGCATTAGCGTCTGGAACTGTGTATTTAACAGTTAAAGGATACGGAGGTAGGCGAAGGACTTCTGACATTATACTTTAGCGTAATAAGATGCTACTTCTTCAGGTTGTGCTATTCGTACTAACCTGTGAGTAAGCCACTTTTCCGATGCCTCCTTTGAGACTATGTTATACCCCACGATCAATGCTCCCAAACCTTCCATATGAAGATTTCTGTCTGAGTGTAATGCTATTTTGTTTGTTAAGTCTTTATTTTTACCTGCTTTTTCTGCAGTTTCTTCTGTTACTTCTGGCGGAATCCAACTAGCCAAAATTTCTAAAATCTCAAGTTTTGTATTTGATTCAAATAATTCTATGTTATTTTTCTTTGCATATGCTTTTAATGCCATTACTGTTTTATCTTTTAACTGATCCATTGTTAAATTCATTTTTTCTCCAGTGCTCACTTGTAATTATACCATCAGAATGACAATAAGGAGGACGGTTTTTATGCCGCCCTCCCTAGTACGTGATGACTATATTTTAGGAATCAGCACTATCTGAGTCAACATATGCGACTGCATCTAGTTCTTCCCAAGCAAGACCAAATCGTAC